TCTATTGATACTACTATTGATCTTGTACTAAGCATGCTATAAAAAATTAAAGGGGACAGTTAATTCTGCCCCCTTCATAGTTTAACCTTTAAACATTACAACTCAAAGTCATCAGCCAGAGACTTCTTTGTTGTACTTTCTCCAAATGTTTTAACCTCTACGGTCTTACCTTTCTTAATGTGGACCTCAGGATTGAACTTAACTACTTTGCTTTTTACTTCATCAACCTCAGCACTTTCGTATGCAATACCATCCTTAGACCATTTAGGAAAATACAAATCGTGGTTAGTATAGCCAGCCTTATTCTGATATTCCTTACCGGCAATACATACACGCAGGAACTTATTGGCAAATGGTTTATCATAATTAAATTGATTAACCAATGAGTCAACAGTATCATGCTTCTCATCTTGTGATTCCAACCAGGCTAGTGACTTAGTCTCTTTACACAGGTTCTTGATTGCTTTAAGAATCTCTTCATCACGAACAATTACATTTCCTTTTGGAGTTGTTGCATCAGCAAATGGATACTCAGTAAGCTTAACACGGCCTACCTGACCCTGATGACGACCCAAGTCTGGATTGTCTTTGTCAACATAAAATCCCTCAAAGTCATCACCTAATGCAGGACCTTCAACATCTAGAATGATATTGTAAGCTTCCTTATTATAAGGTGTTGCTTCAAGTCGGATATTATAAATTTTTACAGAGGCATTTCCTGGGGACAATGTCTTTGCTACTGATGATGATGAACCGTTTTCTTTAATGTTCTTTGTACTAATCATGGTTTTAAATTTAGTCGATGAAGATTTGAGACCAGTCAACTGTTACGCTACCGTCCTCGTTAATTTTTGAAATTTCAAATTCTTTATTCTTTAAATGAATAGGTCTAGCACCACAAGATACATCATCTTTAGTTTTAAAACTAAGAATGTTAGTATCTCCTCGTCTATATAAATAACCTATTGCATCAGAGTGCTGCATGATAATTCTCTTAAGTTTACCTGTTAGATCTAAATCCATTGATGTGAATTCAGCTCCATTCTTTTCCAGCAACACATCCTTTACGTGACCAGCAAGAATAACTCTTGGTGCCCATTTCTTAATATAGGCAATAATAGTTGAAAAAGCCTCACGAAGCCAAGGATAGCCGGCACCATTAGGCATGTTAAGTATGCTACCATATTTAACCTTACCCTCTGAAAACCAGGACTTTCCCATGGGAGATTGAGAATAAAGTTCCTCAGCAAATGGGACACAAATTTCTTCTAAAGCAGTAATTGTATCTACGGCTACGTACTTATAGGGATAACCTGCATCCTTAATTGCTTTACCGATTGCCTTAATCTCATCTACATTGGCAGCACCAATTTTTAAAGCCTCAACATACTTAGAACCAGATTCTAAATCTAGAATCAAACAATCAGGTAGGTCAGCAAACAAGGTAGTCTTACCTACCTTAGGCTTACTAAAGATTACAAGATTCTCTGGACTTGTAGTTTCAGGCTTCTGTTTTTTTGTTGGCAGTACTATTTCCATTACGATTTAGTTATTTGATTTAGCCACTTCTTCCTACTTACAGGTTTTTGCAACATGATTGCTGCTAAATCTCTAAGAGTAATTCTATCTAGAGGACAGTCCTCATCTGGATCCATGATCTCATCAAATGTATCAAACATAATTATCTGAGAATCAGCAGTTTCCTTTTTAACTGGAGCAACTATAACTTCTAGTTCACTTACGGGTACTAGATATCTGCGATCACTGCTGTTTTCTAGTTCAACAGAATCATATTCTTCTTCCCAATACTTGTTATGTTTCCACTTATACAAGGTTCTTTCCTCAGTCTCAGGTTCAAATTCCTTATTTACAAACTCTGTGTAGATATCTTGTCCCTTCTTTAGCTGACTTGGAAATAAACTAACATGTAATTCATTCTTTGTATACGGTTTATAAGCCATTGTAGGTACAAACAAAGGATCATCTATACCAAGTGCCTCAAAAGTTTTCTGGTGATAATCTACAAGATTTTGCATCCTAGCTTTCTTATCAACCAGGTTCTTCTTTTCTTGAGTCTTAATCATTATTTTGTATTTAAACGTTTTTCTTGTTTCGGTGGTGTCGGTATTTCTACCACAGTCATACTTTCAAAATTACCTTTGAAGAAACTCATTCTGGTATCACCATTTCTGCATTTCAGAAAGTGCATTACCATAACTCGTTCATCATCAATGATATATCTTTCAGGACCGTAGTACCGAATCTTGAAATACCCTGGTCTATTGAGACCAACAACAACGTCAGCATGCTGAAGCAAAGCATCGGCACCCATAAGATCTGAAGATAAGATATAGTTACCAGCCCTACCATCTTCATTTCTCTCTGGATTATCAATGTTTCTGTTAAGCTGACTTAAAATAATAAACGCAATAGGATATCTTCTCTTAAGTTTTGTAAGAGTCTCTGCAAATTCATAAAGCATATCCTGCTTATTCTGTCCATTATTTACCTTAAGCAGGTATGAATGGTCAAGAGTAATAATCGTATTGACGTATTTTGGAACTTCACCTTCTGTATTAATGTGACTTTCCATGTAATCAATAATTACATCTTCAATCTCTTTAACAGTCATAGGAGTTTCTACTACATCGATAGGATACTTTACTCTAATCTTTGCATAGTCATAACATTTTAAAAGAGTTTCATCATCTAGCTGACCATTAGCACTGCACAAATCTTTGTATGATCTATTGACCACACTAGAGAATTCACGTAATGCTGTTACTCTGGAAAGCATCTCGAACTGAAATTCTAATATCCTAAATTCTTCACCTTTATTCAGTACAAATGCGTTATTTACAATATTGTCTTTTACTAAAGTCTTACCAGCACCAGACCTACCTGCAATAACAGTTAGAGTATTCCACTCTATACCATCGGTAGATGCATCATTAAATTTAGGCCAAGGTGTTTTGATACTACGTATCTTACCTTCTCGCCTTCCTTTCATGTATTCTAGTGCTTGGACAAAACCATCTTTCTGCCCTTTCCAAGCATGCTTTTTTTCTACCATTATACTGAAAATGAGATTGTTACCGGAGCAGTAACTTAGAATGATTCTAGGACTTTCCGGGATATAAAACTATAACCTTTACTCAACAATTCCAAGAGAATGTTAATAAAAATTATCTGCAGAAAACTAATTTGAATGTGTAGTATATCAGTACTAACCCTCCAAACAATTACATGTAACAGGAGCATGATGGATAACATCATTACAACGGCTGCCAACTTTTTATACTTCATACTACTTTTTCTGATAATGTGGTTTCTTCTTCGTAACCACCATTTAAAATTATCTCACAATAACTAGCAAGATCTGAATCTTTTGTCTTGTCTGGGTTAGTTTTACCAATAAAGTATTGTGAATTTCTCATGTACATAAACTTCTGTTTCTCAAAACTATCTACATAGTAGGCTGTTGCTTTAAGAATTGTATCCCAACTATAGTCATAGTTCTGAAAGAACCATTTAAAGGCTTTATCTATATCTCTACGGTTTACTCTAGCTGATTTACCACTAGGTAATTTACCTTTAGGGAATAGATTAAGGTACTGAGTAATATAATCTTCAGATACAGTAGCTTTTTCTTCTACTATTTTTTCCTGGAATATATCCTCAACCTTTTTCAATACTGCTTTACCTTCCTCGGTTATTGCATACTTATCATCTATAAGTTTAGCTGCATTAAGATTTCTTAATTCAGTATGTGCATTTACAGATTTAGGTCTGCGCTTATTAGCAATGCACCATAAGATGTGAAATGCATTGGGAGTTACATCCAGCTCATCAAGGATATCGTAAAACTGTATTAGTATCATAAAGAAATCTTTGGTCTAAGGCAAATTGAGTATAGTTAGCTTCTGTTGTTCTGAATTTATGAGTAGTATCTAGCTCATTAGACATCTCAGCAACAATCAATTTTGCTTTGTCATAATTGATACCAAATATAGAAAGAGCATCATACAATCCTTTTGCTTGAACATATCTTTTATTGCTAAAAACAATAAATGTGAATTCTCCAGACTTGTAATCTAAATATCCACGGATAGATATTTTTTCAGGTAGTGGTACATAATTTTTAGTAGTTAATTTTCTGCTTCCCATTTCTTTCTAGTTCTTTATTTATTTTATTCCACAAATCATTGCAATCCCATTCAGCTTGTCCAGTATAAGCTGCACTTGCAGGATGCGTAGCAAAAATTTTGTAATGATTATCTGGTATCATATCAGCATATTCCTGTGCTCTTTTACCAAGAAATACGTAGATTAGACCTGGTTTATTCCAAATCAGATGATCAATAATTGCTGCAGTAAACGGTTTCCATACTAGCTGATGAGACCCAGGTTTATTTATTGTCGTAGTCAATGCACTATTTAGCATTAACATTCCTTGATTAGCCCATTTTGTTAAGTCTGCTGATCTTTCTAGCTGCTGATCTGTGGTCCTTTCTATAGAATCATACATATACTTTAGGGACTT